GAAAAATATACCTATTCCTATTCAGTTAAGCGTTTAGAATTTAATAACCCCGTAACATAAGGAGACAAGACGATGGCAAGAATTACTACAAATACCACTGGCACACAGCCAATTCTCAGTGTTAGCCTAGAAAGCGGCATGGGAAATGCACTGACAGTGCCGTTCTTGCAGGATGTTACCATAACCAACAGTACGGGAGTGTATTCATATACTACATTCTCTGATGTTGACATGCGTAAACTATCAACACCTGCAGACAATGAAATCAGCACTAATGTTGTGTTGGATGCTGAAACTTACTTTGGAAATAGTGGAGCAACTGCAAACAGTGCTGCTTACTTTGGACTAAGTGATGTTTCAATCAACAAGCGTCCCATTTACTTTGAGATTTACTACTCAGGTAATGCGACCGGCGCATACTTTACAAGTGGAACAGGCTTTATCACAAGTTTAGCCCCAACCACAAGTCCAGATGCTCCAGTGTGGGTAAGTCCATTGACAGTTGCTGTTGATGGTTCACTAACCAACGACGTAGTCTAATAAGACTAGCGGGGGCAGGCAACTGCCCCTGTTTTTAACAAGTTAAGGAGGACTACAATGTCCCAGCAAGATACTTGGCTTAAGACTGACGAAGAAAAGATTCGCAGTTTAATTTCTGACGAAGCCAAGATGATGCCCATGCTAGACAACATGGGTAACACAATTAAACAGATGAAAGCCAAGCAGGCATTTAGACTAGCACTGCTTAACCAACTGTTAGAAAACCAAGATTCCAAATAAATAATATGAACCAATTAAGGAGAGTAACAAGTGAATATTAACAAGTTTGCATCCGTACCCACTCTAATACAAATAGACCTGGATGATGATGCATTAGTTGAACGTTATGGTGAACCTATCACCTTTTGGACTTACGATGTAGTGGGTCTAAGCACATATTTTGAATTCTTCAATGCGCGTAGTCAAAATGAATTTGACCAACTTAATCGCATTATGAAGAAGTTGATTTTGCTGGAAGATGGCAAGCCTGCACTCAAGGACAATGAGGATCTACCCATTGATATTGGTGCTGCAGCCATTAACAAGATTGGTGAAATCTTGGGAAAATCACAGAGCAGAATGTCAACCCCAACGACTGGGGAACCGCTAAACTAATCATGATAGGTCGTATGGCAAAAGACTATGGCATGTTGCCTTCAGAAGTAGAACAACGTGCCTGCACATACGACATTATGGTTATGGATGTTCTTGCTACCTATGATCGTTACCAGGAATCACGAGCCAGCGGCAAAGTCGACCCTTCAGTTTACCAACTGAAAGATGATGAAATGAAGGCTATGATAACGAGGGCACGAGGATGAGCAACATTACCACGCGATTGAAGAAAGTTGAAATGGTCCTTAATGATCGTAACATAGCACAACATGCTGTTACAATCTTTAAGGAAGAAACTCCAGTCGATAGTGGTAATGCACGTAGAAGTACTACGCTTAAAAGCAATGTAATTGAAGCAGACTATCCTTATGCACAGGTGTTAAACCAAGGGCGCAGACCTACTGCACGTGGAATGCGTGGTAGTAAGCAAGCGCCTGAAGGTATGACTAAACCTACAATTGCACGATTACGTGATTATGTTCGTGATCAATTAGGTGTATCACTTAAACAAGGACAAGTCTAATGGCAACTGTAGACAAATATAAGATTGTAGTTGATGTTCAGGGTGGTCAAGCCGTTGATGCACTCAAGAATAAAATAGGAGGACTAGGATCTGCTATTGCTGCTATTGGATTTGGTGCATTTATTGCAGGTGCTATGCGTATGGCAGACGCAATGAAAGACATTGCAGATGCTACTGGATTAAGTGCAGGATATGTACAAGCATTTTCTCAGAGTTTACAACAAGCAGGCGGCAGCGCAGATGATGCAGGTAAGATACTAAGCAAATTCTATCAAAGCATAGATGATGCAGCACAGGGCAGTGATAAAGCACAAAAGGCATTTGCTGCAGTTGGTGTAACATTAAATGATTTACGCAAATTAAGTGAACAAGATCTATTAACTAAAGCACTTGATGGTCTAAGTCAGATGCAAGCAGGTGCTAAACGTACTGCTGCTGGTATGGATCTATTTGGTAAATCATTTGCCGGTATTGATCCTACACAATTAGATCGCATTTTAAAAACTAAAGACTGGGAAGCATTAAACACTATCCTAACTAAAAATGCAGAAATTGTTGGTATAATGGAAGCAAATTATAGTTTGCTTCAGACTACTGCGTTAGGCACTATTGCACAATTAGTTGGTTCAACAGATAATTTTAGACTAACAGCAGAAGGTGCTGCTAAAATACTTAAGATATTTGCTGGATTAATGATTGCTACTTTTAGTATTAAGGTAGTAGCAACCATATTAGAAATAGTAGGTGCTGTTGTAAACTTGGCACGTGCATTAACTGCTGCAGGTGCAGCACAGGCATTTCTTACAGGATTAACTGGTGCAGGATTAGTACTAGTTGCTGCTGCTGGTGCGGCTGCAGCCGCTGCATACTCTACGTTGTCAAACGGAATTGACGCAGCAGCAGCCAGTGTAACAAGTTTTAATACAGAAGTAGCCAAAACACCAGATGAAATAAAGGCTATTAATCAAGGTTATACAGCCAGTGTTGGTGCATTACAACAAGCATTTGCAGAAGGTCGTATAAGCGCACAGGAAATGCGCAAGGAAATAGAAAAACTTGATGCTGCACGTCGTAAGGCATTAGGCGAAGCACCAGTAGGTACACCAGGCGCTACAGGACCAGATCGACGCACAGTACAAGAAAGTGATCGTCTACTAAAGATGAAAGAACAGGCGCTTGCTGCCAAAGCCACAACTGATCAACTTAAACGTCAATATGAACAATTGCGTACAATTAAGCAATTAGATATTGCACTACTAGATATAGATCAGGATCGCGCTGATTCTATTCGTGCATATCTTGCCATTGCACAAGATGCTAATACTAAAATTGCAGAATTAGAAGCACAAATTGCTACTGAACGTGCTAAAGGTGTAGATGCTAATGCTGCTGTAATTACACAATTGCAACAACAAATTGTGCTTACAGAACAAAATGCAGCAGCACAGGTTAAAACACGTCAGGAAGAAGAAAAAAGATTAAAAGCAAGTCAAGACTATGCAAGAATACTGGGTGTTATACAAAGTATGACTCTTCAATTGCAACTTAAAAATACCAAACAATATAAAGATGAACAACAGAATTTAGTATTGTTAGGTAAGATAACACAGGAACAAGCAGATCGTAGAATTCAGGCTAGAGAAGCATTAAATCAATATGAACAAGCAGATTCAGACCTCCATGCGGCAATAATAGATGCAAAGACTCAGAAAGAACGAGATGCTCTTAATGCACAATTAAACGATCTAAAAACCAATTACGAGGCTCGTAAACAGGTAATTGAAGATAGTTATGTATTTGAAGAGAATAAGCGAAACAGTACGGCTGCAGGATACAAGGACTATTTTGAAAGCCTAGCAAGATCAGTTGATCCATATGTAATGGCACAGCAAAAGGCTGCTGCGGTGTTTGACAATATGGAAAGTGCATTAGATAACTTTGTGCGTACTGGTAAGTTCAAGTTCAAAGACTTTGCTATGAGCATCATACGTGACCTTATCATGATTGAATTGCGCGCCAAAGCGGTTGCATTGTTCAAGGCCATTGGTATGTCTATATTTGGTCTTGCAGGTGGTGGAGCAGCAACAGCAGGTAAACCATACATTGTGGGTGAAAATGGACCAGAACTGTTTGTACCAAAAGCAAGTGGCACTGTTATTCCTAATGGTCAGATGATGGGTAAGGGTGCAGGCGGAAGTGGCGGAGCAGCAATGTCAGGTCCAATAAGTAATACCTATATTACCAACAACATAAGCGCAGTTGACGCTAAGGGTGTTGCTCAACTGTTTGCGGAAAATCGCAAGACACTATTGGGCACAGTGCGTTATGCACAGAAAGAACAATCATACCGTTTCGCAACTTACTAAGGAACATATATGGCAACAGGATTACAAACAATATTAAATGCTTGCGATAGCCTCAGCATAGACCGTCGTAGGGTTGCAGGTATTCAATTTGCACGTAACGAACAGCCACGTATCAGTCAAACTCCAACACTTAATCCTTGGAA